CATTTTCTTTTTGAAGTCCGACGGCGGTACTACTGTCACTTTCATTGTTGAAAAAGACAGCACGCAATCTACTTTAGATTTGCCAAACGCTTTGGCCGACGATACTTTTATGACTGTAGGTTTCGTTTACGATCCTAAAGATCAGAAGTTTCATGTCTTCCAAAACAATGTTTTAGCGGGAACAGTTGTTAGCACAAATGCTCCAGACAATGAAGAGTTGACTGTTTCATTTGGCATACAAAATGGTGCTGCTGCTGCAAAAACTTTGACTGTCGATTACATCGGCGCAAGCAAAGAACGTACAGCGGTTACTGAACTGTAAGGAGTAAAACATGGCTGATGCAGTAACTTCACAAACTATCCAAGATGGTGAGAAAACTGCCATACTAAAATTCACCAATGTCTCAGACGGCACTGGTGAATCAGCCGTTAAGAAAGTAGATGTATCTGCTTTAGCGTCTAATAGCGCTGGCGCAACATGTACCTCTGTTTCTGTTTCTAGGATCTATTGGGCAACAGTAGGCATGAGCGTCAAACTTGAGTTTGATGCAACTTCTAACGTGCTTTTGATCCATTTACCAGCCGACAGCACTGGCGATGAATACTATGACTTATTTACAGGTATTCCTAACAATGCTGGCAGTGGTGTAACAGGAGATATTGACTTAACGACTGTAGGACACAGTAATGGCGACGCTTACTCAATCATTTTGGTATTGACTAAAAACTACTAGATGGCGACGACTAAAGACGTCACTAGATCTCCCAGCGGTAGGATTTCCTATCGCGGGGAGACGTTTTCTGGTTTTAATAAACAAAAAAGAACACCAGGTAAAAATAAAAAGTTTGCGGTTTTAGCCAAGAAAGGCGATCAAATAAAAATAGTGCGTTATGGTGATCCGAACATGTCAATTAAAAAAGATCAACCAGCGCGAAAAAAAAGTTTCAGAGCAAGACATAATTGCGATGCAGTACAAAAGAAAAAAGATGTATTTACTGCGGGTTATTGGTCTTGTAAAAATTGGTAAATAATTATGGCAACTCCAAAAAATGTAGCGAACCCATCCTTGTATGCAAAGGCCAAAGCGAAAGCTAAAGCTAAGTTTGACGTTTACCCATCAGCTTATGCTAATGCTTATATGGTTAAAGAATACAAAAAAATGGGTGGCAAATATAAAGGTGCTAAAAAAGCAGAAGGTGGCGAAATGAAAAGTTTAAAACCAATACCCGCAACCAACAAAGGTTTGCCCAAACTACCAAAAAAGGTAAGAAATAAAATGGGATTTATGCGTAACGGCGGATCTGTAATGATGGTCCAAGGCAGAGGTTGTGGAGCTATGATGGATTCAAAACGAAAAAAAACTAAAGTTCCTAGAAGTTAATGAGTCTCAAAACTTGGTTTGGCAAAGGTTCAAAGGGCGATTGGGTTGACATAGGCGCACCAAAAAAAGATGGTAAATTTCAACCTTGTGGCCGTAAAAGCACTAAGGGATCTAAAAGAAAATATCCTAAATGTGTGCCTCGATCACAAGCTAATAAAATGAGCAAATCAGAAAAAAAATCTGCGGTAAGACGTAAAAGAGCAAAACCTCAAGGTGTTGGAGGAAAACCAACCAATGTTAAAACTTTTGCATCAAGAGGTGGTATGATAATATCAAAACCTAATATGGGTTTATACGGAAGGAGATAAACATGAAAGGAAGAAAATATATGGCAAAAGGTGGCGGCATGAAAGGCACCAAATACATGTCTATGGGTGGTGCTGCTAGAGCAGAAATGAAAGCTAATCCCGGCATGGGCAAAATGCCTGAATCGGTTATGTCTGCTTTGATGGGACAAGGTACAAGAATGGCTGGATCTACACCTATGTTGAAAGGTACTAAAGGTATGGCTAAAGGCGGAGGCATGAAGGGTACAAAGTACAAAGCGAAGGGCGGAGGCTTGTCTAAAAAATAATTTATTACATAGGAGTTAAATAAAGTGGCGTATTTAATTTCAAACATCCCACAGTTTAAGTGTTGGGTGCGAAAAGAATTTACTGCAAATCATCAAGATTACCATGAAGAATATCTACATGCTTTGGCGTTTGCTGTAAACACTATTCCAGATAGATCTCTTTCTTTTCAAGTAGTTTTTACAGGATGTGAAACAGACTTTGAAGATTATCCAGATGAAAACGTACATGGCGGAGCCATGTGGGCAAGGATGCCCATACAGGCTCTCATAGCAGACGTGCCTTTAGAAAAGTGGCCAACACCTATGGAAGATCATTTAGCTCAACCTTGGGATTGTTTGAGCCACGATCATTCGGTTATAGTTTTGGATCGTGTTAGCTCGTCGCCTTGGATATGCAAAATAGACGGAGAGTTCTATACTGGTAGGTATATGTTTACAGTAGATTATACAGATCACAGCATAGCGGACGATCCGGCTCAACATAAACAATCACATGTGTTATATTTAACCGATGCTGGAGAGTACACTGGCAATTTTGTAGCCTTACCTAACAATAGAGTAAGAGCAACAAACCCAGCTTTGTGGCGAGTAGGAGAAGGAGCACCAGATTTTTCTCCTAGTCAATGGGTACACTCAGCAGAAGGACATGAAAGTTATATGGATCCTAATATAACTTTTAATAATTTATATAGTGAAGGAGAAATAGAAAAGTAATGGCAACATCAAGCAGCAAAAATTTTGAGCTAGACGTAGCAGACTATGTAGAGGAAGCGTTTGAGCGTTGTGGTATAGAATTGAGAACAGGTTACGATTTAAAAAGCGCGACTCGTAGTTTAAATCTTATGTTAGCAGAGTGGGCAAACAGAGGTCTTAACCAATGGACTATTACAGAAAAAACAGTGACTATGGTGAAAGACACAAAAACATACAATGTTGATAGTACAAACGCCACAGCTCCTATTGATGTTTTGGATGTTTTTATAAGAGAAACAGTAAGCAATGAAACAACAGATTTACCAATGACAAGATTAAGTAGAGCTGAATACGCACACATAACTACAAAATCAACCACAGGAAAACCAAATCAATTTTTTATAAATAAACAAACCACACCGACCATATCGGTTTGGCCAGCTCCAGACAAAAATAGCACTTATACAGTACACATGAATGTATTAACAAGAATGGATGATGCAGATGCGGGCGCCAACACTTTGGATATGCCGTTTAGATTTTACCCTTGTTTAGCAGCTGGTCTAGCTTATTACATTTCTATGAAAAGAGCGCCAGAAAGAACAAACACTTTAAAAGCAATATACGAAGATGAGTTTACAAGAGCATTATCACAAGATGAAGATAGAGCATCTTATAAAATACAACCTAATTTAAGGAGTTACAATAACGCGTAATGGCATTTGCATCAGGTAAATATTCCTACGGGATCTGCGACATTTCTGGTTTTAGATACAAACTGAAAGATATGCGTATGACTTGGGATGGTTTGCTAGTTGGACCCGATCAATGGGATCCAAAGCATCCACAGTTAATGCCAAAACCAAGCGCACAAGATCCACAAGCTGTAAAAAACGCAAGACCAGATGTGGTTGACGATAATTCTGCTTTTTTAGTTTATACAAACGTAGGTAATGGTAAATTAGGTGCCGTGTTATCTACTTTTGAGATTACAACTGGTTTAGGTGAGGTTACAATAACAACATGAGTTTTACATACGCAACATTAAAAACCGCAGTACAAGATTATCTGCAAGTTTCTGAGACAACTTTTACAACACAATTACCAAGATTTATACAAGAATCAGAAGATCGTATTTTTTCTATGGTTCAATTACCAGATCAAAGAAAAAACGTACAAGGCAATTTAACTTCTGGCAATAGGTTCTTGGCTACACCAACAGATTTTTACGCACCCATGAGTTTAGCAATTATAAACTCTGATACTTACGATTATTTAGATTACAAACACCCTTCATTCATAAAAGAGTTTTCTTCTGGTACCACACAAAGTACACCAAAGTATTATTCTTTGTTTGATGAAACATCTTTTGAAATCTCACCAATTCCCGATTCAAACTATACAGTTGAATTACATTATTTAAACAAACCAAGCTCTTTAACAAATGGTAGTGACAGTGGCACAACGATGTTATCTACGGATTATCCAGATGCGTTGTTGTACGGAGCTCTAGTGGAAGGTTCAATCTTCCTCAAGGAACCGCCAGAAATCGTTGCACAATTTGAAGGTCGATTTAAAGAGGCGATAGCTCGTATGAAAAATATATCAGAAGGTCGTGGCACACGCGACGAGTATAGATACGATTCAGTCCGCTCAAGCGTGACTTAATGGTACTAGAACATTTAGAAGGAAAAAAAATAGCATTAGTCGGTCTGGGTGTGTCACAGGTTGATTTTGCTATAGGTTTAGAAAACTCAAGAGAGTGGGATGAAATCTGGTGCATCAACTCCGCTGGATGTGTTTATCCAGCAGACAGGATATTTGCTTTAGATCCAGCAAGTCGTTTCTTTGATTCTGACGACGCTGGAAAACAAACAGCTTCTATGGTCAAGTTAATGTCAGAAAGCGATGTGCCAATATACACTTGTGAGTTAGATCCTAGAATTAAAAATCCTGTTTTATATCCTGTAGAGGAGGTGTGCAATGCAACTCAATGCGCTTATTTGAACAACACAGTAGCTTACGCTATTGCTTACGCTTTATATAATAAAGTTGGCAGAATAGATTTGTTTGGTATTGATTTCTCTTACAAAGAAAACATGCACTTTGCAGAAGCGGGTAGAGCTTGCGTTGAATTTTGGATTAGCAAATGTATGAGCGCTGACATCATTGTAGGAATATCTGGAAGATCAACAGTTTTAGATTCTAATGTTCCAGCCTCAGAAAAACTTTATGGGTTTCATAGATTAGAAAAACCTTTGGTTGCAGTGCCGCATGAAGGCAGATTCATAATAGGACCTTTTGATGAAATTAATGAAGAATTAGAACAATATGGTTTAAAAATAAACGAGGACGTAGTACCTCCAGAACCATACAAAGGATAATTATGAGCGCAAAAGGAGATTTCGTATTAGGTAAAGTTGAGGTTCATTCAACAGAAAATAAAGGGCATGATCCTGAATTTTGGGCCACACAGGCTACAAAAAAGATTGTTAGCATATCTGCTAACGCTCCAGATCATATTAAACAGCAAGCGTTAGCTTTTCAAAACCAAGTTTATACTGTAATCTTGTACTCTATGAAGAACGCGATTAAGTCGCAGAACACGACTTACTCGAATTTATTGAGTGAACAAGGCCATGAAGACATGGCTAAAATATTGAGGGAGCTATAATGGCAATAACATCAGCAATAGCAACAAGTTTCAAACAAGAGTTACTTGTTGAAGGGCATAATTTAACTAACGGAGCTGACACGCTCAAACTAGCGCTTTACACCAGTTCTGCAACTTTGGGAGCTGGCACCACAGCCTATGTAACGACAGGTCAAGCAACGGGCACTAATTACACTGCTGGAGGAAGTGCATTGACTAATGTTACTCCTACAACATCGGGTACAACGGCTATAGTAGATTTTGCAGATCTAACTTTTGGCACGGCAACTGTAACAGCTAGAGGTTGTTTGATTTACAATACATCCAATTCTAACAAAGCAATTTGCGCTATAGATTTTGGTGGAGATAAAACTTCGACTGCCGGTGACTTTACAGTAGTTTTTCCAGCTGCTACTGCAACTGGAGCCATAATTAGGTTGGCTTAGAGCATTTTAAGATATGTTAAAATCTGTATATGCCTCTAACCAAGTTAAATTTTAAACCCGGTATCAATAAAGAAGAAACCGACTATGCCAATGAAGGCGGTTGGGTAGACGGCGATAAGATTAGATTTCGTAAAGGCCGCGTAGAAAAAATAGGTGGTTGGCAAAAATATTCAACTTCTTCAATAATAGGTTCCGCAAGAGCTTTGCACTCTTGGATTTCTTTAGAAGGTCGTAAATATTTAGGTATTGGTACTACCAATAAATACTACATAGAAGAAGGTGGTACCTACAATGACATCACACCTATTCGAGCGACCACAACAAATGCGGCTACTTTTTCGGCTACTAATGGATCTTCTACAGTTACAGTAACAGACAGTAGCCATGGTGCGGTAACTGGAGATTTTGTTACTTTTTCAAGCGCAGTATCATTAGGCGGTAACGTCACGGCGGCTGTTTTAAACCAGGAATACCAAATAGATCTTGTAACTAGCGCTAACGCTTATACCATAACCGCTAAAAATACTTCTGGCGTGACTGTTACAGCAAACGCAAGTGATTCAGGAAACGGAGGCTCGGCAACTGACGCCGCCTATCAAACAAACTGTGGTTTAGATGTTTATGTATCTTCTACGGGTTGGGGGGTAGGAACTTGGAGCGCTGGAACGTGGGGAGCCTCAACATCTTTGTCTTCCGTAAACCAGCTTAGGTTATGGTCACATGATAATTATGGAGAAAACCTAATAATTAATCCTAGAGCTGGCGGTATATTTAGGTGGGAACAAAACAACGGACTATCCACAAGAGCCTTGCAACTGTCAGGTATTAGTGGTGCTAATCTAGTGCCTACTGTTGGCTTGCAAGTAATTACCTCAGAAACAGATAGACATTTGATAGTATTAGGAGCAGATCCAATAAGTGGTGGATCAAGGTCAGGATCTATAGATCCAATGTTGATTGCATTTAGCGACCAAGAAAACGAACTTGAGTTTGAGCCATTAACAACGAACACAGCTGGATCTTTAAGACTTTCTTCTGGATCAACTATAGTCGGTGGATTGAAGTCAAGACAAGAAATATTAATTTGGACTGATACTTCTTTATATTCCATGAACTTCATAGGGCCACCCTTAACCTTTTCTTTGAATTTAATTAACGAAGGTGCTGGACTGATAGGACCTAAAGCAGCCGTCAACTCACCAAAGGGCGTGTTCTTTATGTCTAAAAAAGGTTTTTATATTTATAACGGAGCTGTTCAAAAATTACCTTGTTCAGTTCAAGATTATGTTTTTTCAGATTTAGACGAGGAACAAGCCTACAAATGCTTTGCTGGTTTGAACGAAGAGTTTAGTGAAATATGGTTTTTTTATCCTTCTTTAACCGATAACGAAACAGAGATTTCTAGGTACGTCATTTATAATTATGAAGAAAACTCTTGGAGCATAGGATCTTTAGAGAGATACAGTTGGCTTTCTGCTGGTGTGTTTGCAAAACCTATAGCGGGAGGAGAGGCGTCTTCTGTTAAATATGTTTACGAACATGAAAAGGGTTTTAACAACGACACTGATTCTATGGATGGTGTTTATGTAGAATCAGCAGACATAGATATAACAGATGGTGATAATTATGTATTTTTGAAAAAAGTTTTGCCCGATGTATTGTTTGTGAACGAAATAGGTACTAGCCAAAACGGATCTTTGAACATAGTGGTTAAGCGTAGGGATTTTAGCAATCAAACTTTATCTACCGATTCAACTACTCAAATAACCTCAAATAGCACTTTTGGATCTTTAAGATCCAGAGGTAGGCAGTTTGTTTTAAGGTTTGAATCAGACGACGACAACACAGAAAATGAAAGAAAAAATTATAAGTGGAGACTAGGAAACACAAGAGTTGAAGTACAACCATCTGGCAGAAGATAGATGAGTAAATTACTACCCACTAGGTTGCCACTCGCAGATGAACAGGTTGTAAGCGTAGAGACATTTAACAGATTGGTTCGCATCTTAGAAATTAATTTAGGTTCTGTAGATCCTCATGCGGTGCAAGTCTTCAATTCAACGGAGATTGACGAATTGCAATTTGCTACAGGAGCGATTATATTTAACACCACGACAGAGGTTCACCAAGCGTTTGATGGCACCGAGTTTAGAAATCTGTACGAGCATCAGACTTACTTGACAGGATTGTCTGTTACAATGAGTTTAGGAACAGTAACAGTGAGTACATAATGAGTGCATTAGAAGAAAGTTTAAGAGCAGTGTTTAAATTACCAGCAAAAGGCAGCAAAACGATACCAGAGATAGGAGTGCCTTTTGAACCTAGACCTATTGAACCAATGAACCCTTTACGTCCGTTTGATAGGTTTAGACAACCTAAGATAGAAACTCGAACTCCAACCATGTTTGACGGATCACCAATACCAGAAGGTATGACATTAAGTCCCATAATGACTATGGAATATAGAGATGCAAACCAAAATGGTATTGAAGACAGAAGTGAGGGACTTTACTTGCCACAAGATCTTATTCCAATAAGCGATATGCCGCCTAAAATGAATTATCCAGATGCTTTTTTCGCCGATCCTAGAGGAGCATTATCAAACGAAGATATGGCGACAGAAAAGGAGACATTAAAGTTAAGGCCAAGTGTTCCGGCGCCAGCAGACTTTAATCTCTTTAGGCCCGCAATAACAGATATGGAACAAGACGATCCAGAAGAACAAAAAACTTTACGAGGACTTTTAGAACAAGCAGAAGCAAGAAACCAAGCGCCTTTAGGTGAAATGGCAAACATTTTACAGTCAGCCGGCACGGGTGAAGATACTATATTGGCGCACTTAACTCCAGGTGAAGTTATACTAGATCCGCGATTTTTTGAAGATCCTAAATTTGAAGCAGAAGTAGAAAGAAAGTTTCGAGAAACGGGTTTAGATCCAGAGGCTTATACAGCTGGTTCAGGTATTGCCAATCTTAACGTAGAAACTGGAGTGCCTGAGTACGGCTTCTTCAAAAAAATAGGAAAAAAACTAAAAAAAGTAGTCAAAAAAGTAGCTCCTATAGCTTCTTTTATACCTGGTGTTGGAACAGCATTAGGTGGCGTGCTTGGTGGTATTGGTGGCTTTGCTACTAAAATACCAGGCATAGGTGGTGCTTTAGGTAAAATAGGAAGCACTGTAGCTGGAGGTATAGCAAATTTAGGAATACCAGGTATATCTTCAATAGCTGGTGGAACGGCTGGTGGATTTGGAGGAATTCAGAAGGCACTAACCACAAAAGCTGGTTTGCTTGGCGGCGGCATGTTTGGAGAAACAGGTAGCATGTACGCTGGAGGTCCAGAAGCCGGAAAGGGGTTGGCTAATATGATTGGTATGGGTAGTGGTACTGCTGGACAAGTGGAGGCATATCAACAAGCACAAAAAGCTCAAGCAGCTTTAGCTGGCCTAACGCCAGAAGAAATGGCAGCCATGGATCCTAAACAACTACAACAACTACAAAACATAGCGGCTGGTGGCGCAAGCACAGGATTTATGAGCAATGTTGGTAGTTTATTTGGTGGCGGAGCTGGAGCTGGAACTGGCGGTGGAGGAGGCTTTGGCGGTGGAGGTTTTGGCAATTTTGCTAAAATGGCTGGTATCGGAGCTCTGTCCGCTGGTTTAGGTAAGTTAGCTTACGAAGACGCACAAAAACAAAAAGGTGTTGGACTAACGCCTTTAGTCACCATGAGTCCAACAGGTAGATACAACATTGAAGCTGAGATAGCTAGAAGAATGGGACAAGCAAGACCTAACCCAGTTGAGTTTGGTTTATTGCCAGAAGGCACCATACCACAACTATCAGGTGGACAACCAAGAATGGCTGCAATGGGCGGAGCTATTGAAGATCTTACAGGCGGAATGGCTAGAGGTATGATGCGCGGTGGCATCATGGCCTTTGCACAAGGCGGAGCCGTAGCCATGCAAGAGGGCGGAGAAATGGATCCCAAGAGCTTTCCTAGAATGGATGGCGATATAAATGGTCTAGGAACAGAACAAAGTGACGATATACCAGCTATGCTATCAGACGGAGAGTTTGTAATGACGGCAAGAGCAGTCAGGGGAGCTGGTTCTTATGAAATGCAAACAGAACCAGGTGGAATAATTAACTTAGTACCTAGTTTAGAAGAGGACAGGGAAAGAGGCATGGACGTTATGTATAAGGTCATGGACACCTTTAGCGGCCAAGCCAATCCCTCATAAGATATGAGTTTTTTTAGAAATATAAGAAGAATGGCAGATGATTTGCGGAATCAAATTCCTCAAGACAGAAGTGTGTCAACAATGGAGCCATTTCCACAGCCAATCACAAACCCAAAATTTAGTGGTATAGCACCTGGAACGCCTATGCAAACTATTACTTTGCCAGGCGGTCAAACAGTGCAGATACCTAAGATAAATGTCCAAGAAATTAATGCTAATTTACAATCTGCTGGTATTGCACCACAGATGCCTAGACCTACGGCTATGGGTGCTAAATTAGGAAGAATGTTTGACAGTCCAATGATGACAGCATCAGCTCCAGCTATTACAAGAACACCTGTAGATTTGGGCAATTCAGTTGCAATGTCTTCTGGAGAGTTGACGAAAGTTGGACCTCTTGATTCTGTTTCAACAGATATGCCAGCTGCAACTACATTGCCACCACCAGCAGTAACACCACCTCCTCCTGTAAGCCAAGAAGGTATGCCGTACGTTGGTAGTGTAAAACAAATAGCTTCTGGTTTAGATCCTTTGACTGAACAACTGTTGTTTGGTGTGGGTGGAGAAGGTGGATTTATACCAGGCGCAATGCGAGCTGCTGAAAAAACTTTTTTTGACGAGGAAGGCAGACCAATAGTGATAGAAGAACAGGTTGCTGGTTTTTCTCCAGATCAACTAAGAGCGCAAGCATTAGCAAGACAAGGTGTTGGTTTACAAGATCGTTTCCTTACTGGAGCTGAGGGCGCATTTGGTTCTGGAATACAAGCTCTTAGATCTGGTGTGGGTGATTTAAGAACAGGACTTGGTGAGTCTGCTGATATTCTTAGAGGAACCATGGGCGGATATGACCAAGCTATTACTGATAGATTTTACAATCCATACGAAGATCGCGTGGTCCAACAAACCATAGACGACATAATGGAAGCTGGAGCAAGACAAGACATAGCCGCTAGAGCTGGTGATATAGCTAGAGGGGGACAATCTGCATTTGGCTCTAGAGCTCGTTTAGGCGCTGGAGAGCGTCAAGAAGCTCTTGGTAGGGGGTTAGCTGAGGCTTTGGGTGGAATACGCGCTAGAGGCTTCTCTGAGGCCCAACAGACAGGTCTTAGCGAGTTTGCAAGACAAAGGGCGGCAGAAAGAGCCGCGGCATCTGGAATAGCTGGTTTAGCGGGACAAGGATTTCAAGGGCAACAAGCTCTACTAAGTGGACAATTTGGTTTAGGTTCTGCTTTACAAGGGTTAGGTGCACAAGCACAAGGAGCCAGTGCGGCAGACGTAGCACAACTTTATGGCATGGGATCACAACAACAAGCACTGAATCAGGCCCAGTTAGATGCACAAAGAAGAAACTTAATGACAGCACAACAAGCGCCATTGGCACAATATCAAGCGGTAGCGCCTTTTGTGGGCATGGCACCAGCTGGACAATTCCAGACTGTAACAGACTTTGCACCGCCGCCTAGTCCTATGCAAGTAGGAATAGGAACAGGATTGTCTACACTTGGAGCATTGGGCAACTTATATGGCGGAAGAAGTTAATGGCTATAACGAGAGCACAGATACCTGAGCAAGTAGATGTGTTTGCTGATGGTGGTAGCGCAGATTCAACTTTGACTCAACAAGACATTATGAACATGTACGCGACGGCAGCTACTACATCACCTATAACAACTCAGGATGTTCAAACTGAAATGCAAAATTTACAAATGCTTTTTCCACAAACAGAAAAGGCCAACTTTTTTGATTTGGCGTCTGAGATAGGAGCTGGGTTGGTTGCGGGTGCCGCAGAGCCAGGAGGGTTTGGAGTGGGTTTAACAGCGGGACTAAAAAACTTCAATGAAAAGGCTAGTCAACTGAGGGCAATAAGGAACAAAACAAAGCAAGATCTTGCTACAGTTGCTTATCAAGAAGTGCAAAGAAAAAGAGATGAACAAGCATCCTTTAGACAAAAAGCGTTAGAAATGAATTTTGAATTAATGATAGAACAGATGAAAAATAGTGGAGAATTATTTGCAAGCAGTAGCACAGATGCTAGTGCTTGGAATTATATTTTATCTAAAATCGATAGAGATACAGGAAGTTTTAAAATGGTACCAGATGGTAAAGGAGGCATGAAACCTTATGATCCAGAGGCAGATCCATGGTTCCGAGTTTCTAAAGGTGTTTTAGAGCAACCAAAAACAGAGCTACGAAAAGAACAAGGTAGAGGAGAAGTACAAGTTACAACTCCTGGATTTAATGTAGATGGCTTATTGAAAATACAGAAACCTGTCCCAACGCAAGAGGCTATAGATGCCCTTCGTAATGATCTAAGTAAATACGATCAGTTTGTAGATTATTATGGCATAGATGCGGTGCCGGATGATTTAAGGAGAAAGTAATGGAAGATCGTGTAGATGTAAGTCAATTACCGCCCAAAGATCCGCCCCTAGCTGAACAAGATAATTTTTTTAGTCAATTTCATGTTGAGCTTGACACGACACCAAAAGCGACAGTTAGCGAAGTTTTAATCGAAGATCCTAAAAACCCTTTTACTGATGTGCAAAATAAAGCGGCTGCGTTTGCTTATAGGCAAAAAATTGCCATAGAACAAACAGATAACTTGATAGAAGCCGGTTACAACCCATCAACTGATTACTTTAATTATCTTGTTTCGTTTGCTCCAGACATTCTAGAGGGTATTATAACGACTCCACATTACAAGCAATGGCAAAGAGCAAGAATAGATCTTTCAACAGCGCAATTAAGGCCAGAGACAGGTGCGGTTATTAACGAATCCGAAATATATTGGATTGACGATACCATGTGGGATAAGCTAGGTGATGATCCTGTAACACGACAAAGAAAAAGAGATGCTAGGAATAGAGCTTATCTAGGAAATAAAGCTGTTGCGGGTAAAGCCTACGATCGATTAGTGAAAGAAATGGAAGCTGGCGAAAGAGAAAAAACTCAAACAGACGTATATAGCATATTAAAACCAAAATATGATGCGGGCCAGCTTTCCGAAACACAGGCAAAAAGATTTGAAGAACTTATGAGGTTGATGGGTAAATGAGCGGTTTTAATAATTTAGATACAGATACGCTTTTGGATATGGCTATACCTGACGCTAATCCAGGTAACTTGACAGATCAAATGTTAGATAAAGCGATCAACGATGCGCGTATAAATTCTGTAGATACTTTATCTGGCGCTCCAGCAAACGTGAGAGCAGCCGTTGGTGCCGCACAAAGGCCAGAGGATAAACTTGCCACATTACGAGCCTTTTATCCCAATGCGGAACGTGTAGAAAGTTTTGATCCCAAAAATGGAGCTGCGAGGTTTGGTAGTGGTAATTTTATTTATGAAGATCCAGAAACTAAACAACTTATGCTTTTTGACGAATACAATCGCATATTTGGGATGCCTATACCTTTTACCATGAAAGATCTATTGGATGTTGGACCAGAGATAGCTGAGACAGCTGGAGCGATTAGTGGAGCTATAGGTGGAGGCGCGTTAGGCGCTACAGGTTTTACTGCGGGACCAGTTGGATTTACTACTACTGCTGCTGGAATTGTGGCTGGTGAGGGTTTGGGAGCCGCAACTGCAAGAGAGGCTTATATAACTGCGTTAGATTTTTTTGGTGAAACAGTAGATGAAAGGTCTGGCATGAATAGACTTTTAGATTTCGGCATAACCGGAATCATTAATGCCGCAGCTGGACCAATAATACACAAAACATTTAGTGGCATCAAAAGTTATGTTGGTGGACCTATTAGACTTGAAGATGGAGTAAACACACCGGTTGCAAAAAATGCTTTAGAGTCTATGGAACAAATTGGCATTACAAATCCTACTGCTGGACAAACAACTGGTAATCCTCTTATACAATTAACAGAAAAGGCTTTAGCCGCAATGCCTTTGTCCACAAAAATTATGCAAGAAAACGCGCAACAAACAGTAGAAGAGATAGGACAATTTGCAGCTACATTGACAAGCAAGTATGGTGGAGCAAGAACTTTTCAACAAGCTAGTGAAGAGTTGATTAGTGCTGCAAAAGCAGCAGATGCAAGATTTGTAGCCAAAAGCAACGAACTTTATGGCGAGGTAGGAAAATTTATACCACCAAATACGAACGTAAGTAAAGCCGTAGGTGTATCAAAATTTATTGATGATTATACGGCAAGGAGTGAGCTTGCATCTTTAACTAAAACATACGCACCGGCTATGGAATTAGCTGGACGTATCGCCAAAGATGCCTCAGAAGGAAAACTTACTTACCAAGCTCTAAGAGACGTTAGGACAAGTTTATACAATGATTTAGCAGATCCTAAATTCAGAGGAGCCATGACTGGAGCCGATAGAAAATTAGATGAACTGTACGGCGTAATCACCAAAGATCTTGACAAATTGGTGGCTGATGCTGGACCAGAGGCTTCCGCCGCTTACAAAGTTGCTAATGATTTTACAAAAGGCAAGTTAAGTGAAGGCACAGGCAGCATGGCTTTTGTGAAAGAAGTCATACAAAAGGGTAAAAAAGACGCTACCAATGCTTTGGATTTTGCTTTGTCAAAAAGAGAAAAAGGCGGCGGAAGATTGCTAAAACTAAAAGAAGAATTATTACCAGAAGAGTGGGAGATACTTTCTGGTTATATGATGGGTATTTTAGGTAAGCCACAAGCTAGACAAGCTGGAGCTACGCTTATTGAAGAGGGCGCTATAGATGCAGCTAAGTTGGCTGAGGATGTTGGGTTTCACCCAGGTCAGTTCGTAACTAATTTTGGTAAACTTTCTCCAGAGGCAAAACAAGTTTTATTTGGTGGTGATCCAGAGCTTTTGGGCTCTTTAAACAATTTCTATTCAGTGCTGAAAAGAATAGCTGATGATGCGGTTGCTATGTCTAATCCGTCTGGCACAGCTAGGTTGTATGGAGCCATGGGTATGTTCAGTCCAAGTGCTATAGGTGCTGGTATGGAAGCCATGGGTAAAGGCGGAGCTTTTTACGATGGTGGTTTTCTAAGTATCTTGGCCGCTCCAGGTGCCGCAAAACTTATGACAAGCTCTAGGTTTGTAAACTGGCTAGGAGAAAGCATAGAAAAAGCGGCTTATGATCCTCAATCACTAGGTCAACACGTTAGGAGGCTGGTGCAAATTTATCAGTTAGAGCCGGCTATTAGAGATCAAATTGAAGCTGTTGCTAATGGACATATCGGAGAGCTCGCAGAGCCTAATCCTAATCTAGATGCACAAAACGTACAAGATCAAGCTCCAGAAGTAACAAATGAATTATCCTTTCGTGAAGTCTCTAACAGAGAAGTGAGCGATAAACTTATAGGAACTCAAATACCACAACTTGCAGAACAAATAACAGATTTCACCATGCCTACAGTTGCAGATGCAGACAGAGAGTTGGCGATGTCGCCAACAGTTTTGCCAGATGAAAGAGATCGAGAGATCGCAATGCGCGAAGCGGGTGGCATCGGATCTTTAGTTTAGTATGGCTAGAAACTACGCCAAAGAATATGCTAACTATCATTCTAGGCCAGAACAGATTAAAAAAAGATCCTCAAGAAATAAAGCCAGGCGTTTAGCCGTGAAGGAAGGCAAAGCCAAAAAGGGCGATGGCAAGGATATACACCACAGAGACGGCAACCCAATGAATAACAATCGTGGCAATTTAAAGTCCATGACTAAAAGTAAAAATAGATCTTTCGCTAGAACTAAAACTGCTAGAAAAAAAAGGGTTTAAGATTCTGATTCAGTAGCGCGAATTATGGCGCCTACAACCTCATAATCGAGCTCGTAACCCATAATCATGTCTCCACCTACGTTTATCTCTATATTGCGCGATATGAGCCTCATAAGCGCTGCCTGTTGGTGTAGAGTAAGCCGACTATACAGGTCTATAACTTCTTGTGCTTCTAACACGGGTTTATAGGACTGTGGTACAGACTTGTTTTTTGGTTTGACTTTTTTAAACGGATTCATGTTCTTGCGTCCTGGCTAATCTATTGCGTTCGTTTCTTATGAGGCGTTTGAGCTGATCTATAATCGTGCGGTCCTCAATTTTACAAATTTCCATCAAAAGATCGTAGGTAGCCGGATCTACGGCAAGACTTTTCCTTATTTCTTTTCCGTCTTTTTTTGTCTGTTCCATGTCTGATTCTGTAATCATGTGCTTCATTCTATAAAATTTTGCAGAAATATACAAATAAATATCAATCACGTTCTGTTATACTCTTTTTAATGTATCAAATAAAAAACTATTTATTAAGCATGAGGTCCCATTGGATGGTAAATCACACGACCTACCAAGCTGTTCAAGATTCAGTTCCAGAAATAATTAAATTCAAAGCAGCTAACGGGTTAGATAACATGAATAGGACGCCCTTACATAATGTGGTTAAAAAAATACATCCAGACATATATCGTGTGCCTTTGTTTCGTAGAAAGTTTTGTAAGATGTTGTTGAAAGAAATTGGCCACATGGAGAAAGAAATAGGTTTTGAAACCAACTTGGATGAGGACGAACTGAGACAAATACCTGAAATTGTTTTAAAAGAACACGCACCAGAGCTGTATTCGAGTATGTGGTATGTGGTGCAAACTGTTTTGAATCCCATGTTTAATCTTATCTGGCAAAGAGATTGTAAAGATCCAGCTTCAATACAAATAGCCAATTACAATTTAAAAGACAAGAAACAAGGAACTTGGCACCATGACGAAAGCTCGGATATATCTGTTGTGGTC